TTTTCAACTGGTTTTTCAACTGGTTTTTCAACTGGTTTTTCAACTGGTTTTTCAATGGGTTTTTCAATGGGTTTTTCAACTATTTTTTCAACTATTTTTTCAACAGACAATTGAACTGGTAATTCAACTGGTAATTCTGTAGGTAATTGAACAGGTAATTCAATAGGCAATTCAGAAGATATTTCTGGAGATAATTCTTCTAATATTTGAGAAGATTTTTCATTAATAGTTATTTTATCTGTAATATTATCTTTTATTATTTTGATATCAAATGTATCATTATCATTTATCATTCCAGTCATATTTTCTTCTAAATTTATTTCAGTAATATTAGCAAAATTTTCTGTAATTGTAGAAAAAACTTGATTCATAATATCATCAGGATTTTCTTTATTAACATTTTCTTTATTTTCCTTTAATATTTTATTTTCTTTTTTTAATGTATTATATTTTTTTTCTAAATTAGAATTTAAATTGTTTAGTTCAGACAATCTTCTCCAAAAGTAAAGTAATATTAGTATTGTAATTAATGTAAAAAATATAAATATATAGTAATACAAGTTATTCAAATTGAAATTCAACTTAAAGTTAAACATAAAATTATTAATCTAAATAGTTATTGCAAATTATTTTCTTAATATTTTTCGCACTATTGATAACATCTTCGGGAAAATTTTTTTTATCAAGTAATTCAATCGCAATACATTGGTTAGAAGAACCTTTTTTAATTTTATATGGAAATGTAAAAGTATTATCTATATTATGTATTGCATTAACAGATAGGTTTATAAAATTATATGGATATGTATTTTCAAGTGTTGTTAATTTGAAAAAATGTGTAGTTATTAATAAATCAACATTTGTATTTGTTCCAATTTTTTCACAAACAGCATATGCAGTAGATATACCTTCAATAGGAGGTGTTGAATGCATTGGTTCATCCATAAAAAATATACCTGATTTATTTAAATTTTGAATATCTATAGATTTATTAATCATTTTAGCACATAATTCTGCTTCTGCTTCAAAATAAGATTTTGATCCTAATTCATCATTAATTCTCATAAATGAATATATACAATCATATATTTTGATTAATGATTTATTAGAATATGTTAATCCAATAGTTTGTGATAATATAATATTAGATAATAATGATTTGACATAAGTAGTTTTACCAGCAGCATTAGGACCGGTTATAATTATATTTTTATTTAATGATAATGGATTTGAAATTTGCATATCAGATAATAAAGGATTTTTCATATTCCATATTTGTGTAATTTGATTATTATATTGTGGAAATGAATAATTTAAATTAAATTTAGTTTTACTAATTTGATTAATTATATCTAAAGTATATATTGTAATTAATAAATTATCAATAATATCTTTAATATTATTTTTATTTTTCCAAAATTTATAAATATTCGTCATTGTATTAGTTATATTAATAATATTGTAATTAATATCTGATGTTACATAACAACTAATTAAATTATTAACATTACCAATATTATTATTAAAATAATTAATAATTTTATTACTTTCATTTATAAAATTAATAACACCTTGCATTTTTTTATGTAAAACTTTTTTTGTTTTATATAACATATATGAAAATTCAAAATTTTGATATATACTATATAGATAAAGTAAAATGTATAAACAAAAAACAATAAATTTGAAAATGTTATATTTAAAATTACCGGTATTTTGAAAAAATATTGAAAAGAAATTTTTTATTACAGAAAAATAACTATAAACTGAAATATCAAATTTTAAATATTTTTTAACATAATAATATGGTGCAAAAAAGGCTGTTAATGGATAGAATAATGCACTTAATGGTATAAATAAAATTCTATAAATATGATATGAATCTAATAGATATTCGTATTCATTAATCAATTTCCAAAATATTGATGTAGGAAATAATATATTAATAGCATTATCATTATTTATTTCTTCATTTAATTTGTAAATCCATAATATATCATTTTCATATTCTTTTAAAATATCAAATGAATCATCGTCGTAATCTAAAAAATAAGAATTTTGTCTTTTAAGTAATAATTCTTTGTTATTAATTGGATTTTTTATAATATTATTTAATAATATTTTACTACCATCTAAAATAGGAATATTTTCAGACCATTTTAATATATTTGTATCTTTATATATTTCATTTGAAACATCAATATAACTATCTTTATATTCATTATTATATTTATCAAAATAATTGTTAATAAATTTATCTAATATATATTTTTTATTATTATTATCAAAATCTAAAAGTTTTTCTAAATTTTTAATTTCAATATCACTCATTAATAAATAATAATTAAAAAAAAAATAAAGAAATTCTCGCATAAAACAAATTAATTTAAAAGTAATATATATATATATTTATTAAATATTGCTGATATAATAAATTAAATGTAATCCATTTATTTTGTGGTTGTTGATGTATGTGAAAAGCATTAAGTATAATTGCAGGAATTAATTCTTAGGATAAAGCGGTTGAAAGTTGTAATAAAAATAATGTTCATAAAGCATATTGTGAAGACTTAACAAATTTTTCTCCAAAAAAATTTGATGAATTATATAATAGAGAAAATAATTGATATTTTATAAATATATAAAAAATGATTATATATTTATACATAAAATAAATATGAATAAAATAAATATATTATATAATAATGAGATACATATAATTGATAAAGAGCCATATGAAACATTAGAAGAAACATATGAAAGAGGATGGTTTATAATAAAAAATTATCATTATTATCATTATAATGAATTAATATCAAACTCAATCATAAACATAAATTTAAAAAAAGGAATGGAATATTAATTTTTTTTGAAACGAAATGCTATAAAAACTGCTAATATAGTTGTAATAAAATTTATTAAAACAAATACAATAATAAAAGGAATAATGTAATAAAGTAAGTGTATAAGTAATGGTTTAATGATTTCTGTTTTAATATTCGGTTTAGAAATTTCATCTTTAATGTAACTAATTATAAAAGATGATAGATCTTCAACAACATCATCATTTACTATATCTTTTTTTATATTTAAATTACTTTTATATAATTCATTATTTTGCGTCATAATAATTTGAAGGTATATCTTATTAATAAACAGAATAAATTAAAATAATAATGAACGAAAATATATTATTAAAAACACCATATCTTAAAAAAAATACATATATATCGGAATTAGATAAAGAAGTAACATTAAAATTAACTAATATAAATGTAAAAAATATATTAAAATATAGGGATTATTATATAATTCAATTATATTTAAATAATATTGATAATATCAATGATATAACTGGGATAGATCAAAAAATATTGAATATATATAGTAAAAAAAATAAAAAATGGTTTAGTAATGAATTAACTAAAAATGAATTAAATGAATTATTTTCTAAAAGTTACTGTACACATACTTGTACAATAGACATTATATTAAATAACGATACAATAATTATAAAAAATAATAAAATTGTTGATTTAAATAATTATATTATATCTGAACTAAGAAATAATGATATAGAAATTGAAATAGAACAAAAAATACTAGGTATATATATATCAAAAAAATCTATAAAAATTAAATGGATAATAACTAAAATATCTATAGATACAATTATAAATGATATGGAATTAAATAAAGAGGAATTAGAAAATGAATGGATAGATACATTTAATGAAACTGTAGAATTTCTAGAGAATAAAAAGATAGAATATACAAAAAGAATGAATAATATAGAAGTATTTAAAAAAAATAATAGTGAATTATTAAATGAACTAAAAAATATTACTAATAAAAAATCTTGGAATCAAAAAATTAATATATTAAAAAATAATATTAAGAATATTTTATCTATTAATGATAATAGATAGATAAAAAATATTGAGGTATGGCTGCTAATAATACTATTGTTATATCATTTTCAATTGCTTTATTCCTTTTATTGGTATTATTATTACTTGTTACATATAATTCTAAGTGTCAAATGGATAATGTAGAAAAATTTATAGGAGATTCCACTTCTCAATATACTCTAGAAGGTAATGTTGTAGAAAGCATGGCCGCAGATAGAGCTACTAGAAATAGAACTTCAGTAGCACAAAAAGCACAAGAAGTAGATAGCTTTTCTGTAGATGAATCAATTGGTAATAAAGCACCATTTTATAATGATCAAATAGAAGCCGCGGATCCTTTAGGTAATGCATACAATAAACCGGTAGTAAATAAAGTTGTAAAACAAGAAAATGTTCCAAAAAATAATGCTGTAGAAAGTAATAATTCTAATAATGAAAATAATACGGCTTGCTTCCCGCGAGAAAGATTAACATCTGATGATTTATTACCACAAGATGCAAATTCTAAATGGGCTAAAGTTAATCCAATAAGTTCGGGCGAAATAGGTGATAAAAACTTTTTAACCGCGGGATATCATATTGGTATAAATACATCCTTAGGTAGAAATAATAGTTTAGATTTAAGACATGAACCATTGGCACCACAAATACCTGTAAGTCCTTGGGGTATAAGTACTATTGTACCACAACCTAAAACACATGGTCTATATAGTATTGGTTCTGTAGAAAATACTGAATAATTTAAAAATTTTTTTTATTAATTTTATAATATAATTATTTACGCACAATTACTTAAAGATATAGTAATTATATAAACTAAATGACTAAAAACAATTGCCAAGAATTATTATTAAGTTCATTAAATCAATATTATAACAATAATATTGAAAATAAAGAATTATTTAATAATATTATAAATGGAAAAGATAAACTATCTTTGAGATTGATAGATTGGTTTGTTACACATTATGCTAGGAATAATAATATATATTATTGGACAAATAATATAGAAATTTTTGAACAATTGCCTGATAATTTTAATGACAATAATATTAAGAAAGTAAATATATATCTGGATTATAGAGCGCAATTAAAATCATATACTAAATTATATTTTGATACTTTTAGAAGACATCAGCGTATAACATTTTATATAAATGATAATATTTCTATTGAAACAACAATAGGACAATTAAATTTTTTTAGATGGATATTTAATAATAATATATTAGAATATACTATTAATAATTATGATATTATATATAAATCGATGACTGAACAGAATAAAAGTACAAAAAAACAAAAAAAAAATTATAATAAATTTCAAGAGATTGTTAAAACAAAATGTGTTCTTAATTTTGATTAATATTATGTAATACTATTTCTATTTAATATTTCTTTAATACTATCTATTTCTTGTTGTTGTGTTTCTATAATACTTATTAATGTATCATTAATATTAATTATTGGAATACCTTCAGTATTATAGTTTATATTAATATAATTTCCTGAATTTAGGGGAGATATTGAATTACTTGGACCAGTTAAACCTCTTGATCCTCTATCACCTTGTATACCTTGTTCGCCTTGTTCTCCTTTATCTCCCTTATCACCTTTTATACCTTTAGGACCTGTGTCTCCATTTGGTAAATATATATTGGTAGATGATATTTTATTATTTCCAATTCTTCTTAATTCTTCTGTGCCATTTTTATTATAAAAAACAATTTCACCCATATCATCTCCTTTATCTCCTTTTTCTCCTTTTAAATTTGCTGTTGTAAAATTTAATTCGTCTTTTGTTCCTAAAAATGTTATTGAATTAGTTTCAATATTATAATATCCATTTGTATAACCATCTCCTCTTGCACCTCTTACATCTCCTGTTTGAAATTCATAACCATCACTTGAAATAATAGTTATTATTCCTGTATCATTATTATAAATAACATCACTTATACTATCACCACGATCGCCTTTTCCACCGACTTCACCTCTTTCTCCATTATTTCCAGTTTCTCCTTGTAATCCTCTAGGACCAGGAGGACCAACTGTAATATCTAAATCATCTCTCGTTAATATTGCTGTTCCTTGTGTTAAATTTATTTTATCAACTGTTAAAATACCATTTATGTAAAAATCAGAATTTAATTGTAATATATTTGGATAAGAATTATCAAAATTACTTGTTCTATTATTAATTTCATTAACATAATTACTAATATTATTTAAATAAACATTTGTATTTAACATTTCGGAATCAAACCATGATAATTCGTAATTATTATCAATAGTTAGAAAATATGTAGAATTTAAATTAAAATTATCTATTGCGTTTGGTAATATATATGATATATTACTTATTAATTTATCATTATTATAAATTGTAATATTGTTATTATTTTTATTTCTAAATGATATATATTCTGCACTTAAACCATTACTTGTATATATATTATGTTTTATTTCGTTAATATTCTTATTTATAATATCATTTATATCATAAATATTATCATATCCAATAATTAAATTTCTATTTGTATTTGCAATATGTAAATTATTATATGTATAATTTATAGAATCTTTTATAATTTCATTATTTGTCTCGTATATAATATTATTAATATTAAATTTTATATTTGAATTATTTATTAAATTGTTGCCAATATATAAATAATTACTATTTATTGATGTATTCTCAATTTTATTATCGTTACCTATAATAAAAGTGTTTTCTGTGTTTTTTGATAAATTATTATTACCTAATATAAAAGAGTTTTTATTAAAATTATCTATATTATTTTCAATACTATTATAATTACCTATCATATTAATATTATAATTACTTGTATATCCAATATTAGAAGTACCAATTAAAATAGAATTATTGAAATACTTTATATTTGTATTATTATCATTTCCAATAACAATATTATTTTCACCATTTAAAATATTTTTACCAGAATTTTTACCTATTAAAATAGTTTTTGATATATTATCCGCAAATTCTCCAGATTTATTACCAATGAATGTATTATCTAAAGTATTTACAAATGAACTAACTAAAATAACTTTTCCAGAATCTTCTCCAATTATAACGGATTCTTTATTATCTAATGAAATATAATTTGTTAAAGAATCCTCAATACCTTCAAAATTAACTGTATTATAATTACCCGCCATTATTATATAAATTATTATTAATTTTTAAATATTAAACAAGAAAGACTTATAATGATAAATAATGTATTTATAATTGGTAAAATAATATAAATTTTATTTACTTTTTCAATACTATAATATATTTTATTTATAATAATATTGTTTAATAAATGTTCAATATTATCATTTGAATATACTATCGGTAATCCACTATTTTTTACATATTTATTTAGAGAATATAATTTAGTAAGTGAATACATAATTTAATGACTATAAATTTAATTGTTTATATAATTTAGAATAAAAGAAAATTATGAACTTAAGTAATGATATACTACATAATCAAATTATAACCGCCCCTCTTGGAAATGCATATTCTAATATTGTTGATTCGTGTATGAAAAATTTTATGTCAGAACAGTCGTCCTTTGGAAAAAATATGTTAGGAGGATGTCCCGTAAATTTAAAAAAACAGAAAAAAATTGTATTTGAAATATTAAAAATATTGAGTAAAAGTTATTCAAAAAATAAAAAAAAAAATATTCGCGAAGTTATAAATAAAAAAACAAAAAAAAAATCAAAGTGATGGTATTATAGGATAATCTAATTCCATACATATATTTTTCCATATTTGGTCTTGTAAATATAATTTTTCTCTACTTTTTAATAATGGAAAGTATTTCAAATATTCATACAATCCTAAAATTTGAAAAAATTTATATAAAACATAACTATATGATAAAAAGTTTTTTCTATCTTTTGGACAATGTTTTAAAAAAGGAGCTTGAATATCTCTAAACATAATACATAATTTCTCTTCTAATTCTGCTGAAAATTGTGGTGTAGGTATTCCATTTATTCTATTTAATATATAATTAATATGTTCATAATATTTATTTATACGAAGTCTTTTTAATATTTCTCTCATTTTTGCATAAGTAATCGTTTTAGTATCTGTTATTTTTTCCTTTTTTATTTCCGCTAAAATTTTTTCAAATATTTCATCAGGTATATCTGTACTTTCTTTTCCTTGGACTTGATTACACCATTCTCTAAAATGATTTATTCTTTTATAACTAAAGTGTGAGGTATCTTTTGCGTTTTGTTTTAAAATAGGTCTGTTTTGTTCTACTAATAATAGTTCTTGATAACCACAATTACTACATACTAAAATTGCTTCGTGTTGTAAACAGGTTAAATTATTTTCACATATTTTACATAATTCTAGATTTTCTTTATTATTTTTTTTAATGTGTTTTGAATTTGTTAATGATAAATATTCATCAACTAATTGACTTTTATCCGTATTTATATTTTCAGTTTTTTTATTATTTAAAGCATCTAAAACTGTTTTTTTTTTATTATTATTAAATTTTGATTCATTTTCAATCATATTATAATATTCAAATAAAATATGACTTGTATCGTTATAATAATCGACTTCTTTATATTTTTCAAGTTCTTTTAATTTAGTTTTGATATCAATTAATTGTTCTTTCATTTTAATATTTGAACTCCATAATTCTGCATATTCTTTTTCACTATAATTATCTTTTAGATATATTATATTTGAAGATATTGAATTATTATCTATTTTAATTTTTTCAAATGCTTCTGTATAAGAATTATATTCTTCATTTTTTATTTCAAAATCTTTTATAATATTTTGATGCATGGTGTTTAAAGTACAATTATCTATTGTATTATTATTTAGTCTTTTTTTTGATGTTTTATCTTTAAACATATTTAATAATTTACATATTTAGCGATGTTTTTATATGTAAATTTTTTTCTAATCTATTAGTATAAGATATATAATATATGGGCGGCGGTCTTTTACAATTAGTTGCTTATGGTGCTCAAGATGTTTATCTAACTGGTAATCCTCAAATAACATTTTTCAAAGTTGTTTATAGAAGACATACAAATTTTGCTATTGAATCTATTCAACAAACATACAATGGTCAAACAGAATTTGGTAATACTATTAACTGTACTGTATCCCGCAATGGTGATTTAATAAATAGAGTTTATGTTGAAATTGATGTTAAAGGTTTAGGAGCTGCAACTGGTGCTCAACATGCTAAATATGTTAATTATTTAGGTTTAAAATTATTAAAAAATGTTGTTGTTGAAATTGGTGGTCAACAAATAGATAAACATTATTCTGATTGGATGTTCATTTGGAATGAATTATCGCTTCCAATTGGCAAAAGATATGGATACGATAAAATGGTTGGGGCTAATGGTTATGAATTATCTAAAGTTGAAGATACTAAATCAACTAAATTATATATCCCATTAGAATTTTGGTTTTGTAGAAATATTGGATTAGCTTTACCATTAATTGCTTTACAATATCATGAAGTTAAATTTAAAATTGAATTTTCTGAAAGAGATGAAATTGCATTAATGTATGATTCTGATGATACTATTTCCAATTCTGATGATTCAACATCAGATGCTAAAGTTGAATTAACATCAGATGCTAAAGCAAAAATAGGCAGTCAATTATTATGTAATATTTATGTCGATTATATCTTTTTAGATACTGATGAAAGAAGAAAATTTGCTCAATTATCTCATGAATATTTAATTGAACAATTACAATTTACCGGAGAAGAACAATCTAATCAACAACAAATTAGATTGAATTTTAATCATCCTGTTAAAGAATTAGTATGGGTTTCTAAATGGGCGCAAAATTACACTGATTCTAATAATTCACTTGTTAATTGGAATAATTATAGTATTAACGATGAAGTAAATGAACATGGTAAAAATTCATTTGTACAAGGATCTATTAAATTAAATGGAAATGATAGAATTGCTAATAGAGAATCAAGATATTTTGATTTAGTTCAACCATATCAACATCATACTAATATACCAAAAAATGGTGGCATTAATGTATATTCATTTGCATTAAAACCCGAAGAACATCAACCATCCGGAACTCTAAATATGTCTAGAATTGATAGTGCTCATTTACACGTTAAAATAAATGATGCCGAAAAGAAAAAAGGAACTGTGTTAATTTATGCTATAAATTATAATGTATTGAGAATATTATCTGGTATGGGTGGTTTAGCTTATTCTAATTAAATTTATATAAAAATTTTTTACATATTTTTATTATTTATTTTTTTTTCTTATTTATAAGTATAAAAAGAATTTATTATGGGCGGTGGTTTATTGCAATTAGTTGCTTATGGCGCCCAAGATGTGTATTTAACCGGTAATCCTCAAATTACCTTCTTCAAAGTTGTTTACAGAAGACATACTAACTTCGCTTTAGAATCTATACAACAAACTTTCAATGGTTCCGTTGGTTATGGTCAAAGAGTAAC